AACTAAAGTATTTAAACAAGGTGCTGAATATAAAATAGTTGAAGAAATACCTGAAGGCCAAGTTGCAAAAACGTTTAGTCAATTAGTTGACGAAAGAGCAGAGCAACTTAAAGAAAAATATAAAGATAGACCTATGGTACTTATGTGGTCAGGTGGTTTAGATAGTACTACTGCTTTTTATGCACTTGTTAAAGCTGACTGTAAGTTAATTATGCATATAAACCATCACGCAATTGCTGAGCATCCATTATTAGCTGCAGAAATATTAAGTGGAAAATTTAAAAGAAACGTAGTACACAAATATGTTCATACTGGAGCTCTTGGTTCTCGTAAAATGGGGATCCCAGATTGGACGCATCCATGTGAATTTAACTATAGAGAATGGTTAAACTCTCAAGATAAGCCTATCGTAATTACAGGAGAGATTGGAGACCAATTGTTTGGAAGTGCTATATCATATGTTCATTCGTTTAAAACGCGACAAGACTTTTATAGAAAAAGAGTTCCTGAGAATATTGCTAATGAGCTAGAACCAACAATTAAAAACTTCCTAAATAAACCTGAGCACCGAATAAGTTTTGGTGAATGGACATGGGCAGTTAATTTTACATGTAAATACCAAAATGTATTATTAAGAATGGGTTCACTTTGGAGACTATCTCCATTATTTGGTAATTGTGATCACTTCTTTAACACAAAAGAATTTCAATTGTGGTCTATGCAAAATTTTGAAAAAAATGCAAGCTATCAGTCTCAGTATGTATATAAACAGCCAATGCGAGAATATATAATGGGTAAAGGCGGAGATCAAACATGGGCCATGAATAAAAGAAAAATTGGCTCGTTATGCCAGGTAAAATACATATGAACATAGTAAAATATTCAAAAGATGAAATGACAACTGTTGTAAGTGATACAAATGATTTGTATTCTTATAAAGTATTCATTGGTAAACATACAGTACCTGTTGGTTCAGATGAATCATTATGGTATGTTGAAGGTGATACAGTAAAAACTGCAGTTAATAAAAATATCACAATAGATCAATGTGGAGTTATTATAAAAGGTTATACTCCATTTGATAGAAGTTGTCAAATAAATCACTGGGCAACTTTACCCTATATTGATGGATGTGCTACAACTCAGTTATTACCACCTATAAGAGTTGGTGATCCTACATTTCAAATGTTACACATGCCACCTCACTCATCAGAGCAAGCTCACCATATACACTCAACGGCTAGAATAGTTTATGTGTATCAAGGTTATGGTGAATGTATCTATGGAACAAAAGTAAAGAATCATAGCATGCCTTTAGAAGAAGGTGATACACTTATATTAGATAAAATGGTACCTCATCACTTTATTACACATGAAAAGTCATTAGTTGTTTTACCACTTCATGTTTGGTCATCACCAGGTAAAGATGAATTTAATCACCCAATGTTCAATGGAACGCACGAAGTTTAATCCATTTTTGTTATAAATAAAGATATAACATGAGGACTAAACATGGCAACACCAGCAACTAGACAACAACTAATAGATTATAGCTTAAGAAGGCTGGGTGAACCTGTAATTGAGATCAATGTCGATGAAGATCAGTTGCAAGATAAAGTCGACGATGCATTAATATATTATAGAGACTATCACAGTGACGCCACTAAAAAGATTTATCTTAAGCATCTAATAACCGCAGCCGATGTAGCAAACGAATATATCACATTATCAAGTGAAATTATATTTGTTTCTAAGCTATTTCCAATATCAAGCACATTTAATACTTCATTCAACTTCTTTGATATTAAATATCAGATGATGTTAAATGATATTGCTGATCTCCAGAACTATGCTGGTGATTTAGCGTATTACGAGCAGATGCAACAATATCTGTCATTGCTTGATATGAAATTAAATGGTACTCCTCAGGTGCAATTTTCAAGAAGAGAAAATAGACTCTACATATTTGGTGATTTCAAAGACGAAGATATAAAGGCTGGTGATTATATCGTCGCAGAAGTTTATCAAATTATAAGTGAAGATAGTAATAGTAGTATCTGGAATGATCGTTGGTTGAAAGATTATACTACTGCTTTGATTAAACAGCAGTGGGGTCAAAACTTAATTAAATTTGAAGGAATGACATTACCTGGTGGCGTTCAGCTAAACGGACGTCAGCTGTATGACGATGCTACTGCAGACCTTGAGAGGCTCAGAGAAGTAATTAGATTAGAGCACGAACTTCCACCAGACTTTTTCGTAGGATAATAAATGCAAAATCCATATTTTCAACAAGGCCGAAGGTCTGAGCAAAATCTATACGAAGATATTGTTATCGAGTCTTTGAAAACTTATGGTCAAGACATTTATTATCTTCCTAGAGAAATTGTAAATCAAGACTCTATATTCAAAGACGATATTCCATCTCGTTATGGTAGTGCTTATCGTTTAGAAATGTACATAGAAAATGTTGAAGGATTTGATGGAGATGGAGATTTATTTACAAAGTTTGGTGTAGAAATACGAGATCAAGCAACGTTTATTTGCTCACGTAGAAGATTTAAAAACCAGATTGGTAACAGATTAACCAATAAATTTGATCCAGATAGTATCATAGAATATTATAGGCCTAAAGAAGGAGATTTAATTTATCTTCCTCTATCTGGTTCTATATTTAAAATTAGTAGAGTAGAAGATGAGAGTCCATTCTATCAATTAAGAAATCTTCCTGTATTTAGAATGCAATGCGATCTATTTGAATACAATGATGAAGACTTTGATGTTCAGATCGGTGAAACTGAAAGATTACGAGAAATGGAAGATCAGTTTGCTTACAAATATTTACTTACTGTTGACTCAGATGGTAATGTTGGATCTAGCTCACTTATATTCCAAAATGGAGAGATTGTACATCAAACATTATCTGATGGTACAATTATACAGGGTGAGGTATCACGGCCATTTACAGACTCAGACTTAACACTTCACTTAGTTCATGTTGGTGCAAACGATGGTAAATTCCATTTACCAACAACTGGATTGCAGGTTGTAGGACAAACATCTACGGCTATAGCAAGAGTTACTGCTGTAACAGAACAACAAAACATTATGCAATCAACTCAGGCAGATGAGTTCGATGCATTTGAAGATGGATTTATAGACTTTAGTGAAGGTAATCCATTTGGAGATCCTGAGTAATGTTTAGTCATTTTTATCATCAAAGAGTAAGAAAAGCAGTAGCTATGTTTGGCTCATTGTTTAACAACATATATGTGTTAAGAAAAAACTCTAGTGGTGATGTTGTAAGCCAGGTTAAAGTTCCATTAGCTTATGCTAATAGATCTAAAGTTATTGAAAGAATAAACCAAATGGATCGAGGTGAGCAATATGAAAGACAAGTTGCAGTTAAATTACCTAGATTATCGTTTGAAATTATTTCAATGACATATGATCCATCAAGACAATTATCTAAAACACAAAGTTTATCTAGGGCTGTAGCCGATAGTGTAGTAAACAGATATAAAATTTATGCTGGAGTTCCTTATAATATACAATTTCAATTAAATGCTTACGCTAAAACACAGGATGATGGATTACAAATCGTTGAGCAAATACTTCCTTATTTTAATCCTCAATATACTTTAACTGTAAAACCATTTAGCGACTTTGCAGATTACTTAGAAGATGTTCCATTAGTATTAAATGGCGTATCATTTTTAGATGATTACGAAGGAACAGTAGAATCAAGAAGAACAATTATATACACCTTGGATTTTGAGATGAAAATCAATTTTCATGGTAATTACGGCAGTGGTGGTAAGATTATTCGTAAGACTACAAACAAGATATATAATATTGCACCAAGCGCAAACACACCTGGTGTTGACTCAGATCAACTATTAGAGACATTAACAGTAGTACCGGATGCTCTATTAGTAAATGCTGATAGTGATTATGGATTTACGGAGACTATTACACTTGCTGTAGATAGTGCTTAATTATGACAGATAAAAAAATTGTTTCGTTGAAAGATAAACAACGAGAAAAAAATATAGATGATGACTACAAGTATGCTAGGGCTAACTATTACGAGTTATTAGAACGAGGAAAGGAAAGTCTTGATTTGATGATAGAGGTGGCTAGGGAATCTGAACATCCTAGGGCATTTGAAGTTTTATCAAACATGATGAAGCAAATATCTGAAATCAATGATAAACTCATGGACTTAAATAAAAAGGACAAAGAGTTATCCAAACCTCAACAAGAAGAAATCAAAAGAATGACTCAGAATAACATCTTTCTTGGCTCTACATCAGAACTACAAAAGTTTTTAAAACAAGAGAAAGAAATAGATGTCACTCCAACCACAGAAGACTGAAACATATCTAGGTAACATTAATGTCAAGCGTGACGGTGTTACTCAAGATTGGACACGAGACCAAGTACTTGAATATAAGAAGTGCATGGATAACCCTGTTTACTTTACTGAAAAATATGTAAAGATTATTCAGTTAGACGAAGGCTTAGTTCCATTTGAGTTATATGATTATCAAAAGAACATGTTTAATCAGTTTAACGATAATCGATTTAATATTGTATTAGCATGTCGTCAGTCTGGTAAATCAATTTCTGCTTGTGCATACTTACTCTGGTACGCACTCTTTAATCCCGAAAAAACAATTGCAATCTTAGCTAACAAAGGAGCAACGGCTAGAGAAATGCTTGGTCGTATTACTCTTATGTTGGAGAATATACCATTCTTTTTACAGCCAGGTTGTAAGACACTAAATAAAGGTTCTATTGAGTTTAGTAATAATTCTAGAATTATAGCATCGTCTACATCAACAAGTTCTATTAGGGGTTACTCAGTTAGCTTACTATATCTCGATGAGTTTGCATTTGTTGAAAAAGCTGCAGAGTTTTATACATCTACATATCCTGTAGTATCATCAGGTAAAGACACTAAGGTTATTATTACCTCTACTGCAAATGGTTTGGGTAATATGTTTCATAAAATATGGGAAGGCTCACAGCAAAGAATTAATGAGTTTATACCCTTTAGAGTTGATTGGTGGGATGTACCAGGAAGAGACGATAAATGGAAAGTACAGACAATTGCAAATACGTCTCAATTGCAGTTTGACCA